AAAACCGCCTCGATTTCGATGCGGTTAAATTATTTATTTTTCAATTGTTTCAGTTTCTTTCTGTATTCAATTCCGACTTTTAGAGTTGAAATTACTGTTGAGATTACTTCAAATAATTTAATTATTACGAACAGAATTAACGCAAAAAATATAATCCAACCTAATAAAATTGATACTAAATCCCAGATAAACATATCTTTACTCCTTTCTGGGCACGAAAAAAGCACTTAGATTTCTCTAGGTGCTTTTGATTGTTAATAAACAAATTCAAGTTTTGGTTTTATATCTTGATAAAGTTTTAAAATTTCAGGAGGAGTATCTTCACGGAAGATAAACTGTTTCTTTCCTGAAATAGTTTTATCGCCAACAATCCAGTGGCGGATTTGTTTTGTAAAAATCAAAACTTCTTTACTAGGCATAGCCATTACTTCCATGATAGAACCTCAACACTGTTTTCGCTTACCTCTTGAACCAGCAATCTACAAAATCACTAGCTCTTTCCCATCTACATTAGAAACTCCATCAAATAAAACAGAAAGAACATTACGTGAATTTTTTCCAGAAGTCATCGCAACAAGAGCATCTGTAAATATATGACCGTCAACGGAAATTTTAGAATTATTCGTAAAATCATCAGGAAGATTTTCTTCCAAAGTCAATACCAACCTACGACCAAATTTTTTAGAACTTAAGATTTTCATTTGTTAACCTCTCGACTTCTTTTTCATAGTATTTTATGTCCTTTCGGACGCTATCGATTTCTATTTTAGGGAGTTTATATCGTTCTCTTTCTTCAATCGACTTTCTCTTGGCGTTCAATTCATTTATCGCAACACTTAAAGCTGTACCATCATTTTCATTTCTTAAATATTGTTCAGCGTGCTCCAATTCCTCAATGAGCGCAGATATGGAGATTTCGTCTCTCTTTAAAATTGTATATGGATCTAAAGTAATAGCCTCTGCTTTTTTCTCATCAAGGTATTCAATAGCATCTTCATCAGAAATAAATACTCCGCCTCTTTTTCTAAATTTCCTAGACAAACGATTTATCTGCTCCTGAGAGGCTTTTGACATTTTGGACTGATCAATTGTTTTTTTACGATACATACCTTCCATACCCTGATTATACACCTTTTCCCCGTCTTTCGCAACATACTTGCTATACCACTCTTTATAAGTCATATCAGCAGGCACATACTCGACTTTACCAGTCTTAGGGTTCCTTGCCCTGCGCTTCAGCTTACTGTAGTCTGCGTCCTCATCGTATCCGACAGTCGTAGACCTACACCAAGGATGCATAGGCGGATAATTGACACCAGGTGTCGCTTTATCTCTATCATAGACCTGATTATCATGCTCTTGGCAAATGCGTGATGTACGCTTGTCTAAGACGGCCACAAAGATATACTTCTCTATGTCTGCTTCTTCATAGCTGAGTAGTTCCATTTGGTTGTGAAAAAAGGCTGATTCTGTCCGAACCAAACGCCTTGCATCATTCTGACCTACATTGAATCTTTCAGCAATTGCTTGTGCAGTTTCTCGTGTTCCTCTGCCAGTCATGAGACTCATGAGGAGTTCATCTTTTATGCTTGAAGTAAGCTTTCCTGTGTTCTTCCAGATGTTTGTTGAGTAGGTACTTCCATCCCCTACCCAACTAAAAGACTGTAGATGTTTTATCTCGCTCTCAGGAAGTCCAGAAAAGCCATACGCTAACCCAGTCTGCTGTTGCAGGTCAAAAGTAGCCTTGTAGTAACTATCCTTCATCAGGTCGCTATAAAAGGCATCTGAGCCTGTCTTCTCCGAATGATAGATAGATTCACGCATACGGTCTAAATCGTCACTAAAACGCTCTAGACGCTTCATGCGAAAAGAATAAGCTGGACTGTCTAAGTCAGCCAGTAGCCTTTGGATGTTCGGGTCATTCGGTCTCGCTTCAAGCACCTTACGAAGTTCCTTCAAGTCTTTCTTGTCTTTCATGTTCTTCAGGACTTGTCTAGCATCTACCTGACTTAAGCCATAATCCCGTTGGAACTTATCGAAAATCTTATTGATTTCCTTATCCAAGTAAGTCTTAGCTTCCTGATAGACCTTATCGAACTGGTCTGCCTGTTTTTCGGCCTTGTCCATCTGCTGGTAAATCAGATTGGCTTTCCTCTTCGCCCAATAATCCTGATTCTTCATCCTCTACCTCGTCTTCGGGTTTCGTGTTGTCTTGGTTGAACACCGGCATGCGCTCCATGTTCTTCTCTTTCTCTTCTTCCAAGGCTTCCAGTTCAGCGTCTGGGTCTTCCACAAACGGCAAAAGAGAAATAAGCTGTCTATTGGTCACTTTGCCTTCCAAGTTGTTCACAATCTGAGAGATTTCTAACAAGTTCTTAGGCAATCCACGACTAAACTGCGGAACGATTGAATGAGACTCTAAAGCAACCTGTTTCATACCCAAGTAATGAGCAAAGATAGCAATACGCTGACGCAATCCACGCTTGTAGTTCGCTTCCTTGGTCTTCGTAATCATCTCAAGACCCATCAGCTTGAATTCCATGGCTACGCCCGAAGTGTTCCCTGCGAAGTTCTCATCAGTAAGATTCGGCACATGGCTGAATGTGTAGATGTCCTCTTTCAGAGCTGTGCGCAAGATTTCAGTAGCACTTTCGTCCAAGGTGTTCTTCAAGAACTCAGCTCTTGCACTATCACCCGGTAATTCCAAAAGACCTTCTTCAGAAAGAATCTTCATCGCTACCTTAGCGTCTTCTGGAGTGTCTGCTAACTGCGTACCATACAAGACAAGGATAGACTCTACTGCCTGCTCCTTATCGTTGACACGGTTACCCATCAAGGAATTATAAGCGTCTATCAAGCTAATCTGTTGTTCGTAGTCGCCAATAGCAAAATGATTGTTGCGATACTCGATAATTGGGATTTGACCAAGATTGTGAGGTTCTGCGTGCTCTTTCTGGGTTGTTCCTGAATCTGTACTTCTCAGCACCATGTGATAATGCAGATTCTCAGTAAAGACTTCTGCCTGGTACTTAGTCGTGTCTTTCGTATCGTCTTTGACTTGGTAGTAGTAGACCGCAAACAAAGGCTTCCGCTCAATACTATCATCGTAGACCATGAAGGTGTTTTCTGGATCAATACTAGTTGAGTCTAACTCAGTCAGTCCCTCTTTGGCATAGATGTACTCGTAAGCACGACCATAGATAGCCATATTCAAAGCATTCTGCGCATCTACTTGGTCAATCTCAGCGCCGTCAAAGGCTGTGAGCAGTTCATCAATATCACCTTCAGCAGTGTTATTGTACTTGATAGGATTGCCCATAAAATAGCCTGTAGCCGTGTCTGCGATGTCCTTGGCATGATTGGCTACCGTCTTGTAATTCGGTGCGTTCACGTTGCGTCTCGTGTGTTCTAAGATAGCATGCTCACCCATGTAGTAGCTTTTTAAATTTTTCAAGCGTGAGCCTTCAGTGCTATGCTTCGTTATCAATTTGTAAATAAGGTCTTTCTTCAAAGAACCCTCATCATATCCATCCCGTGGATAAGTTAAATATTGGTACATGTCTTTCCTCTCTATAGACCATAATCAGAACGTCTGCGGACAGTTGCTTTCCCACCTTCGATACATTGAAGGCTGTAACGTAAAGCATCCATCAAGTGGTTGTTTTTATCTTCTGGTTTATTCAACCAATTTCCTTCTTTGTCTTGTTGATAACAATAGCTATAAAATTCGTCCATGATGTTTTTACAGTCTGGATGCACATAAATAGCGTCCCCTTGTAATTTGGATACGCCAGCCATAATACTATCCTTACCTTTACGACTCTCTTTGATTCGAGATATACCGTGTTCCGACCGGAGTTCTTCAATTAGCCGTGACTCTGCGCTATCTGCGATGATTTGTGAGCGATGATAGCCTTTATCTTTTATCATCTTAGCGACCTCCCTAGTTATCAGACCGACTTTGTACGCTTCATCGAAGATGTGTATCTCTTTCGTCGTGTCATTTATCAACGAACAACACAAAGCAGTTGGATCGTGAGTAAAACCAAAGTCAAGACCGATACATAACTTATTAGCTGAATCTCGTAGTAATTCATCCTTATCGAAATCCTTGACAGTCACGTTCTCGTAGATTAAACCTTCAGCAACTCCCCACTCACCATCACACACGATTCTAGCACGTCTGGGGTTCGTATGATACAAATCCTCATAACGCTTAATATCGACTTCATCCAGCCACTCATTGCATTTATAAGTGGTAGTAGTAGCGAATGTATCAGCTCGTCTCGTATCTTCATCAAAGAAGACACGCTTGAGCCAGTGCCTTTCATTCCACGGGTTAAATGTGACTGTGATTTGTTTAAAGAAATCAGGTACGTCTAAGCTACCACGGATTGACTCAACAACCGTACTGAACTTGTCTTCAGTCTCAATTTGGTACGCTTCCTCAAACCAGGCCCAGCAAAGACTACCAACATCGACCGTGATAGATGTGATTTTAAGTTCATCATCTAGACCACGGAACAGAATCTTTTGACCTGTCTCTTTTACAGTTATTTCAGGTAAGGACTCATTAAATTTAAACTTATGAGCGACTTTCAGTTGGTTAGCTGCCCACTTAAAGTCCGTATAAGTTGATTGCTTATTTGTATTTGAGTATCTACGAATGACAAGCAAGTTAGCCCAGGGATATTTCAAAAGACGCACGACGTAATTTAATGCAGTTGTCTTGGACTTCTTCGAACCACGGGAACCTTTTACAACACGATAAAGATGTCTTGAGCGCCAAAACTGTCCGTACCCAACGCCTATTGTTTTTGGTAGGTCAACAACAATATCATTCTGTTTAATCTGGTATGTCTGACTCATTCGCAAACACCACCGTTCCAGAAACGTCTGCATCTACTTTATCTGTCCACATCTTATGTCGTTTACCTAACAATTCAAGAGCTTTATTTCTATCGCTGTTCTTTGTTGGGTATTCGACAAGTTGAGGGATTTCATTGTAGACTTTTACAGACTTACCAGTCACGGGATCAGTCATTAACTCAGCTACTTTTGTCGTGACTACTGTTGTTTCTTTCGCTTGTCCCGACGCGATTTCTGACAGCATCACAAGAATTTGTTTTTGAGTTAAGATTTTTTCATCTTGCAACTCCTCCATTCGATTTTGGATGTAATCAGAAATTCCGACATTATCCAACAATTCAGAAGATCTTGCTTTAGCATATTTCTCACTATATCCTGCTTTTAAAGCTGATTGATAAGCATTGCCTGAGATGATGTACTCATCTGCGAATCGTCTTTGTCTTTCATTCAATTTTCCATCACCACCTTTTTAATAATTAAAAAAGCCACTCGATGAGTGACTTAATGCAAGGCGACTACTACCTTGCGTGTTAATTAGAAATCAATTTGAAGTTTTCCTTTTTTTATTTTTTGTAGTCATTTAAAACCTCTGAGGGAATCAAACCCTCTAGCTTATAACTTACCTAGGATATAAGTAGCTACGCAATCATGCAAGGTCTAGTCGCTCCGCAACCATTTGTAAGTTAATGGGTGATATATTGACGCTCACCCCTTAATTCTTGATACTACCATTTTAACAGATTTTTAGAACCGCGCCGTCCCAAATAGTCCCATTTTGAACTTATGACATCAGATAACTTCTTCTAGGGCTAAAATTGCCTCATTCTTTAATCTGTAATAGGTTGTACGGCTCATTTTCAAGTCATAACAAATACTATCAGCTGTACCTTTATTGATATAAGTCATTCTCAGGATTGTTCTGTGCTTAGGATTTGTCAGCTTGTTAATCATCCGCCCTAATTCCATTTTACGATTGATAACAACATTAGTGTCCTTCTCGATTTCATCCTTCATCGTGATCAACTGAGCATATACATCATCAATCTTTCTTGTCTGCCCACCTTTTACTTTAGCTTCGGCCCACTTTGGACTTGGGAGCAGGCCAGCCTCAAGTTCGTTGATTTCGTCAATACGACTTTGGATATCCATGTCAAGGTTCTGCAATTCGCTTAAAAGCTCTTTAGCCTTC